TGCTGTCCGAGGACTGCGATCTCAAGGGCACGCGCATCAGCGAGTATTTCCGCCAGCGCTTCGTGCAGACGCTGGTCTGCGGCGCGAGCTACATCGTGGTCGATTTTCCCCGCATGAACGGCGCCGCCCTCAACCGCGCCGACGAGGACGCCTCCGGCCGCTCCCGCGCCTATCTGGTGGACTACACTCCCGATGAAATCATCAACTGGAACTACAATCCGCAGGGCGGACTGGACTGGATCGTCATCCGCACCTCCTGCCTGCAGCAGTCCCAGGTCACCGACGCCAACTGGGAGCGCGAAACGCGCTGGATCTATTACGACCGCGAAAACTTCCGCATCTATCGCCGGACCGGCGACGACAAATCCATCGAGCTGGTGGATCAAGGTCTGCACGGCCTGGCATCCCTCGGGCGCGTGCCGGTCTTTCAGATGAAGGTGTCCGAAGGCCTGTGGCTGATGAACAAGTCGGCGCTGCTGCAACTCGAGCACTTCAACAAGTCCAACGCACTTTCCTGGGCGCTCACCATGGGGCTCTTCGCCATGCCGGTAGTCTACTCGGACAAGCAATGGAACCAGGTGGTGGGCGACTCCTATTACATCCAACTGGGGTCCGCGGACCGCTTCGGATGGACCGAGCCGGAGGGCAAAGTCTATCAGATCGCGGCCGACAACCTGGTGCTGTTGAAGGACGAAATCTATCGCGTCTGCTACCTGATGAACCAGGCCGGAACTCCCAGCGCCGGCGATCTGCGCATCTCCGGAATCAGCAAGCAGCGGGATTTCAGCGTCACCCAGGAGGTGCTGCGCGCCTACGGCGACGTGGTGAAGGACGCCCTGCGGCAGGTATTGCGGGCCATCGCCGCGGCCCGCCAGGATGCGGTCTCGATCGACGTGGCCGGCCTCGACGAGTTCGACATCGACGATTTCGGTGGTGAGCTCGACGACGCCAAAAAGCTGCTGGACCTGGGAGTCGGCTCCGCGACCCTGAAAAAACAAATCTTCAAGAACCTGGCATTCAAGTACCTCGCCGACGCACGCCAGGAAGTCAAAAATCAGGTCGCCGAGGAAATCGAAAAGACGGGGGTTGGGGGTTAGGGGTTGGGGGTTAGGGTTGTGTGCCCCCGATCCCCGGTCACTAAACCCCAACCCCCAACCCCCAATCCCTAACCCCCGAATTTAGGGGGGTTATGGAAGGAATCGACATACAAGCCATCGTGCGGCAGGCGATCCAGGAATTCACCAGCACCGAGCAGGCCAAAAGCGAGCCGGCTTACAAGGCCGAGCTCGTCGAGGAACGCAGGCGCCGGGAACAAATGGAGCGCAGGCTGAACGAACTCGTGGAAGAAAACAAACGCACCCGCCAGGCGGCGGCCGAGGCGGAGCGCAGTTCGGCGGTCAGAGCCGAGCTGCAGCGTCTCGGCGTAGCCAAGATCGACCTGGCGTACAAGGCGGTGCAGGACGGAATCACGCGCGCCGAGGACGGACGGCTGGTGGCTCGCGGCGAATCGGGTGAGATCCCCTTGAAGGATTACCTCACCAGCTTCGTCAGCGAGAATCCGGAGTTTCTGCCGGCCCGCATTGCAGGGGGAACCGGGATGACGGTCACCCTGAAGGCCCCGTCTGGCGGCCGCGAAACCGTAAGTATCGAACAGATCCGCCCGGGTATGAGCGCGGAAGAGATGCAGCGCGTGCGAGAGGAGATCGTGCGCGTGGCATCCCAGACCCTTCGGGGAATCTAGCGAGTCAACAAACATAAGGAGAACCAATGGCAGCAATTACCTCACAAAATGTCGCAAACGCAATTGTGAAACTGGTGGCGGCGGAAGCATTGCCGGTGCTGGTCTCGAACCTCATCATGGGGAACCTCGTGAATCGCGATTACGAGCCGGTCCTGGCGCATGCCGGTGACACCGTCAATATTCCGATCCCACCCGTTATGGTGGCTAACAACATCCTGGAGGGTGGCACGGTGCAACCGCAGAATCCCAGCCTGGGCAACGCTCAAATCGTGCTCAACACACACGCTGAAGCCACCTTCCAGATTCCGGATGTAACCAGGGTGCTGGCGGTCCCCGACCTGCTGAAAATCTACATGCAGCCCGCCGTGGTGGCCATCGCCGAGAGGGTGGAAGCCGACCTTCTCAACCTGTATGCCGGTTTCACCGCCAATGCCCCGGTGGGCACGCCGGGCACGGCCGTCACGGAACCTGTTATAGACGCGGCGGAAACCGCGTTGTTCATGTCCAAGATTCCCCCCAGCGATCAGAAGTTCATCGTTTGCGCCGCGTCAACCTATTCCGCCTGGCGCCAGATTCCGCGGTTCAGCGAATTCCAGACCGCGGGCGACGCCGGAGTAAAAGCCCTGATCGAAGGAACTGTCGGCAAGATCAAAGACTTCTTCGTGTTCCGTTCGCAGCTCGTGCCCACAACCGGAACCAGCCCGGTGACAACGCACAACCTGGCGTTCGCGCGGGATGCCATCGGCCTGGTGATCCGCCGGCTGCCGCAGCCCTTGCCCGGGACCGGCGCCATCGCCGAATACGCCGACCTCGGCAACTTCGGGATGCGCGTGATCATGAGCTACCAGCCCAACACATTCGACTGCTAGACAGTTCACGAAGCCTAATTTACTGAAAATAAACCGCCCGCCGCCCGGCTCTGCGTATCCTCCAAACCACCAACAATTCAACCACGGCCCTGGAAACGCCGAGAACCGGCGATTCGCAGTGCCAAACACTAGACTGGCATGAACCACATCTCCGATCACGATTTGGAGCGGTATCACCTTGGCATGGTTGTGGACGAAGCCGAACTTGCGCCGCTCGAAGAGCACCTGTTGGCGTGCCCCAAGTGCGTCGAACGTGCAGAGGAATCCGCCGATTACGTAGATGCGATCCGGGCGGGAATCATCTTGGGGAATTTCGATCTTGAATGAAAGCCAGCAGTATCCGCCGTCGCAATTCATAGAGTTCGATGTGACCGTGAGCTTCTATTATTCAGGTTGTGAACTGATGGATTGAATCTCCCGATGCCGGGCGTGAGGCAAGTTGATGTTGGCCTTCCAGCTTGACCTTAGAATATAATCTTAGGCAGGATAAGACAATGGCCATTACAGTTCCCGAGTGCGCTTCCTGCACGGATAGGTCGTCTCCGTGCATTCACCGTCAGCAATATCAAGCTCTTGAGGAGCATATAAAAGCGCTGAACTTGTGCATCGACATAATTGACGTTTCCGAACGAGAGCCAAAGAAATACTGGCTTGCAGGCAAAACCCATGACTACAAGATAATTTGGATGTGGCTGAACGCTTGCCGTCTGTACGGATGGGCGATGCTAACATCAGTACTCATCCACGAATTCGGCCATTTCTTGCTGTGGGAAGCCGAGCATATTGATGGTCGGCAGGGCGTAGAAGCGGAAGACAAAGCCAACCAATATGGACACGACAGAGTTCCACACCATCTGGTCCCCGAACTTTACTGGCAGTATCGAGAGTTTTTTCGTCTTTCATATACGACTCCCGGAAACTGGGATGAAAAACGATGCATAGAAGAGTATAAGGAGTGGCTTAAGAGGGTCAATCGTAGTACGAGGAGTTGAACAGCAGCACGCAGTTGCGGATGTCATGGGCGTTAAGAAGAGCATTTCAGAATTTGATTGACGGCAAACCCGTGCCACCGCTTGCCCGGAGTGCGTGTCGCAATGCGTTCGCCGTTTAATGTGGCACGGCCCCCAGGAAGCACTCAGTTCGGTCCGCATCTGCCCAGTGGACCTGGACTACCCGGCGACGGCCACGGCATCCGCAGCAGCCCTGACCCGCCTTCTCCACCCCGCCTGATCTCCCCGCCGCCGAACGCATCGCAATCCGCATCCGCCTGTCGCCAGAGCAGCCACGGTCACGCAAACCGCAGCGGCGGCACTTCTACGGCTCGATTCTGATTAGCAGTCTTCAGTTCGGCGGGTACAAGCCAAGAGCCTGACAAGCCCGTACCTGTTGCTCCTCACCCACAGTCAAGTCACTAATCTTTTTGTCAACCGTGTTTTTGTAGATGGCCGTGCAAGCCGCCCGGATCTTCCGCCGTTCTTCGGCGGCTCTGGCGTCCTCCTCCGCTTTGATCTTGGCGTAACGGGTTTGTGCTTCCGCATCCTTCCTCTTCTGTTCGGCTGCGAGTCGCTTTCGCCGTGCCTCATCAGCCGCATCCTTCTTTGCTTGCGCTTCGGCGACGATTCGCTCCTGTTCGGCCCTTGCAGCGGCTTCAGCTTCACGCCTTTGTTCGATTTCCAGAAGCTGCTTTTCAAAATCGACTTGTTCGCCGGTCACACCATCAATGTGTACTGACGAGTTATCAGCCTGGAGGAGCCTAGCCCTTATGATTTCGGTGCGACATCCATCAACCCGACCAACCAAAGGAATGATCGTCTCTTTGTACTCCTTGGTCCATTGGGTTCCCGACATCCATCCGAGAACTATCACCACAATGCGTGACCACTGGCGTGGCTCCCCATTGCAAATGCCGCCCATATCGAATTGCAGCTTCACAGCCTTCCATGGTGACGATGTTTGGTTGATCACAGTGAAGGACAACTCTGGAACTAAAGATCCCCCACCAGCAAGGCTCTCCCGAATGAAGCGGGCACCTTCAATCAAAATGGAACCTTCGCCAAGCGGAATAGTGATGTCATCACCGTAAGCGACTACTGAAAACGAAGCCACCAGCAACACAAGACGCATGGGCGCAAGCATCTTCGGCACTCCTGCTGTTTAGAATATCAGAGTTCCCACTCCGGAATCGACTCGCCCCACAGCCACCGCCGCCCAATACACCACCGCCACCAGCGCACCCGCCACGAGGCCGATGGATTGCCTGGGCAAACGAGCGAGAGCAGCGTCACGGTTCGGGTCTTTTGTCCGGCGACGGCAGCGATCACAGCGACCCTACTCGCCTTTTCCACCTCGCCTAACCTTCCCCCGCCGCCAACTTCATCGCCGCCACGTATTGCTCCGTGTTTTCCAGCCGATCTCGGCACGCCGAACACACCCTATTCCGCCGTGAAACACGGGGAGCGGAAACCACCGCCACGATGAGGTCTGTTCACGGCTTCCGTTTCATAACCGCAAGACCACCCGCTTGCTTTTAACATGTCGTAGGATTACAATCCGGACGTGCTTGTCGTAATCCCGGCACCACTTGACACTTGGATTTGGAGAATCCACATGAAGACCAGTGCAAGCATCATTTCACTCATTTGCTTCTTGACATTGGGTGCCTTCGCTGGTCTGGCACAAACAACCACTTGTACTGGTACATCCACATGCAATGGAGTTGCCACATGCAGTGGCACATTCATCAGTTGTAATGGCGTTCTGGATTTAACCAAAACTCCTGTTACGTGCAGCGGCCAATCCAGTTGTCAAGGAACCTCTACTTGTGTTGGAACGCAGACTTGCCAAGGTACAACCACTCCACCGCCAACTGCAACACCAACAAATTTGGAATTTGTTTACCAAATTGGCGGGCAAGTACCGGCTCCGCAACAAATTCCGATTATTACCAGCCCCAACAACTTTGCCATTTCCGTTAGCACAAGTGGTCAATCTTGGCTGAATGCCACATTGAGCCAGCCGATGTCTCCTGCGACCCTCACGATCACAGTTAATCCAATAGGATTGGCTCCAGGCACTTATTTAGGTGTCGTTTCTATTAACGCTCCAAATGTATCTGCGTTTAATGTTCAGGTTAATCTTTCTGTCACTCCTGGTCCCCTCAGTCGTGGCGTCCTGTCCCACGTCGCTGCTGGCGGCGGCTGGACCACCGTGATAACGCTCATCAACACTTCGACAGCGGCAGTGCCGGTCACGGTAGCACTTCACAATGACGATGGAAGCGCCTTGACTCTACCACTCACGACCACACAACAGGGAATATCGCAAACGTCCAGCACGTCATCCGTGAGTACGACCATAAACCCAAACGTCACGTTGCTCATCTCTATGGGCGGTCAAGCCGGATCTACAGTAGTTGGATGGGCAGACGTGGACAGTACAGGTCCGGTGAATGGCTACGCAATCTTCCGCACCGCTTCATCGAACAGCCCGGTCTCCGAAGGCACGGTTCCATTGCAAACTCAGTTCCCCTCCACGATCACGCTGCCATACGACAACACGAACGGTTTTGTGATGGGCGTGGCTCTGGCGAACTTGTCAACGTCATCCGCCAATGCCACGGCAACGGTGTGGGACGCCAATGGCAATCAACTCGGCACGCAGACCATCGCCATTTCCGGGAACGGCCACACTTCGTTCGTTCTGCCGACTCAGCTTCCGATGACGGCGGGACAGCTAGGCATTGTGCAGTTTCAAAGTAGCGGTGGAATCGCAGGATTGGGATTGCGGTTCAGTCCGTTCGGCACGTTCACGTCGGTTCCAACGATGTGAACCGGTCATAGCCGGTGTGCACACTGAGTGATCGGATAAAGAAGGCGCAATCGCCATTGCCGCCTACAGTCCACTACGCTGCGGTTTCCAGCCTTTCAGAGCGTTTGTTCAGGGCCGGGTGGACTCTATTGCCATCGGCGGTCGCACGCTCGTGAATGCCGCCAGATTGCCGCATGAGACTCAAAAGTAGGAGTCCCTTCCCTGGGAATCACAGCCGGGGAAGTTGGACCCCATTCGGAATTTTCAATTCGACCCTGACAGAGCCACCCCCCACTGTGTAACACCTGGACGGATTGTAGCTTTTTCAGATTTTACTGGTGCTTTTTGTTCGGCGCACGCAACCGGCGCAGACAACGCTGCCACGCCTTGAGCACCGCCGCCGAAATGATTTTGCAAAAAGGCACGGCATCCATTGACTTGTGTACGGAAATAGTGTACGATAATTACATGCGCTGCGCCCTTTACTGCCGTGTTTCATCGGATTCACAACGGTGTGATCTTCAATTGCGGGAACTGCGTGAATACGTTACGAGTCGGGGTTGGCAGATCGCCGCTGAGTACATTGATGAAGGTGTTTCCGGCACCAAGGCAAGCCGCCCCGCCCTGGACAAGCTCATGGCAGCAGCACGGCTTCGACGTTGGGATGCAGTTCTGGTTTGGAAGTTGGATCGGTGGGGAAGATCCGTCGTTGATTCAATCCGCAGCATCCAAGAACTCGTTTCGCTTGGAGTCCGGTTCATCGCCATCACGCAGAACATCGACACCGACGAAAGCAATCCGATGAGCCGGTTTTTCCTCCACGTGATGAGTGCGTTCGCAGAGATGGAAGTATCCCTCATCCGTGAACGCACCATAGCTGGCATACGTGCGGCGCAAGCGGCGGGGAAGCATGTTGGGCGTCCGAAACGGGTTTTCAGAAGGGATCTGGTTGTGCAACTTCGGGACAACGAAGGGCTGTCCTGGCGGGCCATCGCCGCCAAGCTGGACATTCCGGTCATGACGGCGGTTGAGGCGTACAAGACGTTCAACACGGAGAACGGCACGTGTACGGAAACTGCCCTGCCGAAAAATGCCGTTCCGCCACACAAAGGACGGCCCCGGAAGCTGGCGTAAAAAACGCCTGGAAACCATCGGTTCCGTACTATTTTTGGGGGCCGTGCCGCCGCTCATCGGCACCCATTTCACGGCGCTGAAATGGAACCCGGCCACCCATGTACGCTTCCATCAGGTCGTTTTTGTGAGCGACGGAAAAGCCGCCCGGAGAACCCCGGACGGCTTTGCGATTTTAGGGCTGTGCCCGGCTTTTCGATTTTAGGGCTGTGCCCGATGCCCGGTGAAGAGCGCTAAAATCTGCCACATGGTGACACTGACTTGCATTTGGAACGCTGGACAAGATCCTGATGCGGACCCACCCCTGTTGGCGCTGCGCAGTGACAGGCAGCATGACCGTACCTTGTGGCCCCAAGAGTTGGAGAGCTTGGAGCGCCGCTACAAACCAGAATGGCGGCAAGTCCGCATCATGGGATGGGGTGCGGAAGCCGGTGGCGACTCGAATCGGCCCACGCCAATCGTCTATTCTGCCGAGATTGATCCCGACATGCTCGTGGTGTGCCAGTGCTGCAAAGAAAAGGTGGAGATGCAGTACATGAGCGACGGAATGTTGTGTCCGAATTGTGCGGATCTCCCGATTGAGCTTCGGGTGCAGATGCTTCAAGATCAAAGCTGAACGGTACGCAGGCACGGCGGCAGCGCCAGCCGCAATGGTTGCTGCCCTATTTCAAAAAACGGCCCCAACAGTGTATCGAGATGGTTCAGCACGATCTTCCTGTGCCGTCGATAGAGCCAGTCCCCGTTGTCGAAAAGCTGCTCAAGGGAGGCCAGCGGCATTGGCTCGAAATGGGAAAGCGACACTCTGATTACATTTTCTCACGCAGCCTTCTTCCGGGACGGCACCGCAGATTCGCTGCATATATCAGCTTCCATTCAGGCACGGCGCTAACCAACGCCATATTTACGGAACCGGCGAACGGCGTTAAGCTCTGCCTTTATGCTCAAGCGCAAGCCCACCCTGAAGCTCGTGCCGAAGGTGGACCCGGAGTTCGCCTCTCTGATCGCTCCCCTCTCAGCGGAAGAGCGCCAGCAACTCGAAGCAAACCTGATCGCAGAAGGATGCCGGGATGAACTCGTCATGTGGCATGGGCTGCTGCTCGACGGCCACAATCGCCTGGAGATCTGCAACCAGCACGGCATCGCTTACGAAACGACGGAAATCGAGTTGCCAGATCGGGAGACCGCAAAACTCTGGATTGAAGAAAACCAATTCGGACGCCGGAACCTGACCACCGATCAACGGGCCGCTGTTGCGTATCGGATCATGCAGCGGCGGGTGGCGATCTCGAAGAAGCAGCGTGCCGCAAAAGCCGGGGCTGCTCATGGCTCCGCTCGAATCTCGGTGGTACATGGGGGCCACCAAGATGGAAGCAAACCACGCCTACGGGAACGCACGGCGAAGGCCCACGGCGTGTCAACTCGCAAGATACGTGACATTGCGGAACTTGCCAAGACTGATCCCGACATCGTTACCCGGATCATCAATGGTGACATCTCGCTCCGTGACGCCAAGGACCTCATGCTTGAGCAGGTGCGACAGCGAAAAATCAAGGAAGCCATGCCGACTCACGTTCGTGGCGAAGGCATCCACAGCGGAAATATGACCAAGTTATTTCGCATTCTTGATGACAACAGTGTAGACTTGATTATTACAGACCCGCCGTGGGAAAAGATGGCGATTCCACTTTATTCTGAACTGGGACAACTGGCGCAACAGAAATTGCAACCGGGCGGGTTCTGTTTGGTGCTGTGTGGTCAGTTGTATCTTGACGAAGTAATCGCACGTCTTGCCAAATCACTAGATTGGTACTGGCTGGCTGGCGTAAAATTCGTGGGAGCCAACACTGGGAGGATATGGCCCCGCAAAATTACGAATCATTTCAAGCCATCCTAATTTTCACTAAACGAGCCGCACCCAGACCCAAACACGAGTGGGTTTCCGATCTCGTACATAGCCCGACTGCGGATAAGGTTCACCATAAGCACGGACAACATGTGAGCGACTTTGAGTATTACATTGAGAGACTGACGCTACCAGGACAGCTTGTTGTAGACCCGTTCGTTGGCGGTGGAACGGTCCCGGAGATATGTGCGAGAACGGGGCGGCGGTTCGTCGGGACCGAATTGAATCCGGGCATTGCCGCCGCTGCACGGGCACGAGTGGCTGCGGCAAAGGCCAGTGCTGTAGACGTGACGCCACCACTGCGAATGAATTCCAGGCCAGTTCCGGGCGCTACAGACCCTTCGGCTGGTTCCAGGCATCTCAGACCACCCGGCTCCCGCCGAACGCACTGATGCCCGCCTGGAAGCCAAGAAACCGTATCCAGCAGAACTGCCCGGTGAGTCTGACGCCGAAGGCGGGGGCATCACCTTTCGGTAGGAGTGTAAGAGATCTTACGTTTTGGTCCCGCCCCGTCGCTGTGAATCGACGCCGAAGGCGAAACTGCACCTTCCAGGGGAAGTGTAGTGGAGTTGTTAATCTACATTCCTGAAGAGGAAATCTCCCCATCAGGTCTCGCCGTAGGCGAATGGTCATGACGGTTTTTGTCATGACCATTCAGTTTCCAATACTCCAACAGACATAATCCACCCTACCCACCCAAGATGACCATTTAGGATCTATTGGATTCCAACTAGAAACTTGAAGCTCGTAAACTCGCTTCAAGTTTCCTTACGGAGATTTGAATTATTCTATTTTTTGATATGGTTTGACGATACTAGCGCCACGAAAGCGCCGTACAAGTTTGTTCTCAACCGCCACGAGATCCCAAGCATTTCCGCCTGTCCTACTTTCGTTCGCACGTTTCGGATTTTCAGGATTAGTGATTCAACTATCACGAAGCCGGTTGCCGTACACCCTTTCGGGAACTTCCACACAGCCGAACCAAAAACGCCTGTGCTTGAAACGGACTGACTACTCCGGGGCCGTTTCCGTGCCCATCCTAACCACTGGCAGCAACGATGCGCCCTGTGGATTTGTGAAGCTCACTTCTATATAGACATCCTCAGATTTCACCGCCAAAGCCAATGAACTATGGGAAGTCTGTTTTCATGATCGCATGGAATTCCATTCTGTCAAGTCCAGGGCGCACAGCCGTCTCGAATCCGCCAAGACAAACGCATCGGTCTATCGTTTCGTGGAGATCTAAATACATCCACGGGGCTATCGACCAACCGGGCCATCGGGATTGGCCGTGATATGTTTTTGCCCAATAACGGAGATATTCATGAAGAAATCAAAAAGAGCAATCGTGCTGCGACTGGATGACAGCGTGGTGGACCACATCGACACGGTTCGCCACACATTGCGAATGGACAGGACAACGTGGCTGCGGAAGGCCGTCGTAAGAAATTTGAAGTATAACCTCGAACACGAACTCCCGCTGGTGGCGGGCAGGGATATACAGGCGGCGCTGATGCCGTAGCCGTGCAGGAGGATCGACATGCCACTCATCAATTTAACAAGCAAATGCACAATCGCCACCGACACTGTGGAAAAAGTGCGCCTTACTGAAGACAAAGGCAAGACAATCGTTAAGGTCTTCCATAAGCGACGGGAGTTCCCATCCTTCTTTTTGGAAGAGGAAGCTGAAGAAGCGTGGGCCAACTGGCAGGACTTCATGAAGCATTCCGAAGAAGATAGCCGGAAAGTAGTGGGGCACAAGCAATGACCTTCGACCAACTCAACGCTGTCTGCGACGAAATTCTTCATTCCGCCGAAAATAGCGCAACATTATTGGCAATGTCCGACGCCGAACTGCAAGATGCCTACGTTGGTGTTCTTCGGCAGTATGGCCTGGAGCTTGTTTGCGGAGCTTATGAAAAGTCAAGCTGGATGGGGGAAGTCCTCGTGATCGCCGGGAACGAAGGGCCGATCAAGGCGTGTGCGGCTGCGTTTCTCGCCATCCTGATCGAAATGGACCGGCGTGGCGTTGATCGGCCCGATGTTGAAGAAGAGCGCCGGGGGGTGAAAAATGAAGAGAGATTTTACAGCGGAATCGACGTTGCCCACGGCGGCACCGAATATTCCTTGCCTCATGAAGCCGAAGCGCAACACGAAGAAGATGGAAGATCGGGCAAGGCAGAAGAAGCTGGCGGCGATTCTTGCACCGTTGCGGGCGGCGCTGAAGCGAACGACAGGGACGTGAAAATCTTTCAGGGAGCGCCGAACTTGCTAGTCACTTTTCAGTGCGAATTTCCCAAGCCCACCGTGGGATTCCTTTGTGTTCGCCAACGATGACCAGATATTCGTCTGGCAAACAGTTGTGAAGCTGTACGCTGCTGATTGTGCCTTTGGCATCTAAGGTGATGCGCCGGAAGGTCTCACGAAACGCTTTCTTCTGTTCTGCAAGCGGCAAATTCGGGAAATCTGCGAATCTCTTCAGCGTATTTTCAACATCAAGTTCCGCCTTCTTCACTGGCTTTGCTTTCAATTCCTTTTGAAGTTCATCAATCGTAGATTGGTTTTCATCAATGAGCTTGTCCAACATCGCTTCATCCTTGTAGCGTCCGATCTTGGAATACAGGGATGCCTTCACTTTCTCAAGCCCTGCGATCTGACGTTGAATCAGTTCCAGGTCAGTGACAGTCTCAACCGGCTTGATGCTCTTTAAGTATGACCGGCTGGTGAGCTTCAACATCGCCCATTTCCGAAGTTCAGCATCAATCTCTTCTTGATGGAAGTGCGGTGCGCCACACGGTGTATTGTGGTTGTTATGACTGGAACAACGGTAATAGAACTTGTTCTTGTCGCCTTGCTTGTTGGGTTTGGTATAAATTTTCCGCCCACATTCACAGTACAGAATCCCTTGCCCAAGAAAGGGTGATTCGTCGGTGTCCCAACTTTCCTTTTGCCGGGTCCATGTTTTGTGTGCGGCATCAAGGAGTTTCTGCACAGCTTCGAAGTCCTCACGAGAAACAAGTGGCTCTGAATGAACGTCCTTATGCAGTGTTGGGCAATCAACACAATCGAACTTCGCTTTGACAATCACCGGCTCTTTGCGTAATGCCCGGTAGCCGCCGTACATGGTGCCATCTTCACGCAAGCCGTAGTTCTCACGTTTCCGCAGTGATGCTTTCTCGCCTATCCACCAGTGCGAACGAAGCACGTTCCGTACAACATTCGGGTTGGGTCTTCCAGGTTTCCCAAATCTCAAATCACGTGCAATCTGGCTCAGTGAGTGACCGGCACGCACACGGCGGAATGCTTCTTTCACACGTGCTGATTCTTGCGTGTACTCGAAATGCCCGGTCACCAATTCATCTTTGACCTTCGGATGTGGAACGAACTTCACGCCTTCTGGCAACGGGTCTGATTTGCAATTGCCATGCTTACGACGTTCACGTCTACCCCATTGCGTCCATTTCAAAATACGCTTTCTGTGAGCACCAGCTTTTTGAGCTTCATTGATGAAGATGCCTTGATCTCTGTCGTTCCGCAGATCAAGCACGCCGTCTTCGTAGTACATTAACTTCCCATGAACACGAAATGGTTTCGATATCGAGAGTTGGTCTGCAAATTCGGGACGGAACAAGCGGGAAACTTCGCTGAAGACGATGCCGGAAAGTTTCGGGTCTGACAGCCGGTCAAGCATTTCAAGGTACTTCGGAAACTTGTCAACTGATGCACCCGACAGCCCTTCAAAACGGTATTCATCACCCTTCATCACAATGAGCTTTTCACGTTCGCAAATCTCCGCAATGGTTTCCTTTTGACGTGGTATGCCAGTACGGTCTATCTGCTGATTCCCGGAGACCCGGAGCAGCGAGAGCACACGGCGTGGCTTTTCCATACCCTGATTCTAGCGTGAAATAATCGACAGTCCAACACTCTCGCCCAACAGTTCACGGTGGATATCCTCTACGGCTGCGGCATTTTGCGCAACACGTCGGGCGTCCAGTTGTACACCTAACCCATGACTTGCAGGGGCGAGGCTCCTCGCCCCTGGCAACCAGTTCATCAAGGAGAAATCGTATGGATCTCAGACTCTACTATCAGAAAATCCGTGAAGCGACGTCGAACATTGCGGAGGCCTTTCCCGTGGTGGTCAGCAAAGAAACCGCCGACGGTGGCAAGGCCGGAATCCTCAGCGAGGTAACCCGCGCTATCGCCGCAAGGTTGCTGGTCGAAGGACTTGCCCGCCTGGCCAGTGCGCAGGAAACCGATGCATTTCGCCAGATGCAGGCGGAGGCCAAGCGGCTTGCCGATCAGATGGCGGCCGCGGCCAAGGTACAGTTGGCCGTGCTCTCGACCGAAGAGCTGCAAACCTTGAGGGATCTCTCGCCCTCGAAGGGCTAGGCGAATACCATGGCCCTGTTCACCGATGGTCCGGTCTCGTGCATCCTCGATCTGACTGCATGGGACTCGCAGTTACTGACCGTGGCCAGCACGGAAGGCATCGACGTGACGCAGAAGATGGCTCTGGCGCAAAATCAGATTGCGCTCGAGCTCACCGTCCTGCTCAGCCAGTTAACTTACGTCACCCAGGCCTTCTGGCTGGTTCCGCAACCCGATATCGGATGCGTGGTGGTCACCCCGGCTATCAAACTGTGGCACACGCTGCGCTCCCTGGAACTGGTCTACGCGGACGCCTATAACAACCAGTTGAACGACCGCTACGCCGGCATACGCGATCAGTTCCATGCGATGGGCGACTCGGCATACGAGAGGGTCATCCAGATCGGACTCGGCATCGTGGGCTGCCCGGTCGCGCAACCCCCAACTCCCAACCTGGCGGCGGCGCCGTGCCCGCTGGGAAATCTTCCGCTGCCCGACGCTACCTACTATGTCACCGTATCGTGGATCAATTCGCAGGGTCAGGAGGGGGCCAGCGCCGTGCCGGACGCCATTGCGACTTCCGCCGGCACGTTTTTGGTCCAGCCCGCCAGCCCCCCACGCTACGCAACCGCGTGGAATGTCTACGTGGGCACGACTCCGGAGTCGATGTCGCTGCAGAACGCGGCGCCGCTCGCCCCCGGCCAGACATGGGTGCAACCGGGTACTTTGAGCACCACCGGACGCGCGCCCGGCTCGGGACAGCCGCCCAGCTACATCCAGCCGGTGCCGCGCATGATTCAGAGGGGATGATGGCGACGATTGGAAATGCGGTAACCAGCCAGGTCATCGCGCTCATCACCGGGTCGT